TGTTGCTTACCCCAAAACCCCCATACTACCCTAAAGGGTAGAGATTGGCACAGAAACCGTCACAATCTAGTCGTAAGACTAGTGTTCATCAGCTATTGCAACGGATTATAAATCCGATACTGCTGCCAAATGCGCAAGGAAGACGTGTTTGGAGAGTTCGGCTCAAACCATTCGTTCTTTTGTGAACAGATGTTTTTTGACTTAGAGCATAGCTCTAGACACTGCTCTCACATAAGACTTTTAAAGTCTTGAGGCAAGCCTGCGTCTGTGTCGTTCTGCGATCGTATAATGCCTACCGAATGCGATCGCGCACGAGCTGAGACCGATCCAAAACTTTTTTCGTCTTTTCGTATGGTATCCTATGCATAATGCGCACGATACGGCGTTGAAAAAAGTCCTGATCGCACGAGCCGACTTGACAAGGTTGTTATAATGAAAGCGGCAAATCACTCCGATCACTGCCAAGCCAAGCAAGGCACAGCATACAATCCAATCATACACACTATGAAGGCACTATTAAAAACATACACAAACGACACTTTAACAAACGCCGAAGAGGTCGAGCTACCCGAAAACTACGACGGCGACCCATACGGTGACACAGTCCCATTTTGTGTGGGTTGTAATCAAAGCCTTGAAGTCTTAGACAGTTAATCAAAACCACAAAATCCAATCCCACAAAACCACATATAATTATGCATAACGACAATCAAATCGACGCTAACGGCGGTTCTTACTACGTAGTCTCAGCTTTTGGATGGGCATCAGATAAGAACCCTTTCAGGGCTTTCATGAAGCTTGCAGAGGACGGCTCAATCACAGGTAGCTTTCCTAAAGCTAAAGACCGCAAAGCTAACGGTGAACTCTGTAAGAGAGCTGACACTGCGATATTCGTTTACTACGTAGCCGACGATTCCAAGGTGAAGGGGTTTAATTGGTTTAGACCAATTGATGAAAACAACAAGCCTCTAGGCACTCTTATCTACGGTGGCGACGCTAACTGCGAATTGGTAGCACGGTTATTAAGCCAAGACTAAGGCTCACCTAGTCTACGCAGATCATCTTTGACAAAAGTAAAGCAAAAACTCGCTATGCCAAAAACCACACTCAAATCCATCGAAGCTACCGTAGGTACTTTATCCGCTCCATCTAAGATGCCATGTCACGGCTTTAGCTTACCAGCTAAGGACTGTAAGGTTGGCTCTAAGCTACGCTTGTCTGAAAAGTCCACTTGTGCTGACTGCTATGCTCTAAGGGGCAGATATGTTTTCCCTAACGTTCAAAATGCTCTAGAGAGCAGACTCGACAAGCTCAAGTCTATGACTACAGACAAGTGGGCAGAAAGCATGACCGAATTAATATTCCGTAAGGAAAAGTCAGGCTACTTCAGGTGGCATGACTCAGGTGATTTACAATCACTTGAGCATCTGGAGGCAATCGCTAAGGTGGCAGAGAATCTGCCGAACATTAAGTTCTGGTTGCCGACTCGTGAATACAAGACTGTAAAGTCTTACGTCGACAAGCACGGCTCGTTCCCATCTAACCTAACCGTAAGGTTATCCGCCTACTTCAAGTACTCCGCTCCGCCTACTCAAACTGCAGACAAACTTGATGCAGTTTGCTCAACCGTAGGCTACAGCGAAAGCGAGCACGTTTGTCCATCAGGCAAGCAAGGCAATAAATGTCTAGATTGCAGAGCTTGCTGGAGCCGTAGCGTAGCTAACGTTGATTACCCTCTTCACTAGAATAACCACACACAATCCAACACACACAGTTATGCAACGAACACACAATCCATTCGACCCTGAAAAACCTGTAAAGGTTTACTGGAATCTACGCCGTAAACTGTACTCCGTACAGCAGAAGGGTCTTGTCGTAGGACACGCCGAAAACATTGCACTGAAGAACGTAACCTTTAAGGTCAACGAGTCAGGCAGACAGCGCGTCTTGAAAGAGCGTAGGAAGAATGTACACGCTTTTGTCACTGGCTTACTCGACGACAACTCTAACCGCTATTGGGATGTAAAGGTTGTTTACAACCCTTACAAGTACAACTCGTTCCGACTGTGGACAAACGACAGTGTAACTGTCAAACGAGCTAGTTCGGTCTTACTTCGTACTCGAAACGGTGGCGGAGAGATCCTTGCAGACCGTCAGCTAGCGTGTCTTGCCTAGTCTGCGTAGTACAATCTTGACAAAAGTATATGGCGAAACTGCCGAATCAAATCACCATGCAAAACCACATCCAAATCGTTAGAGAATCACACTATGGCTGCACTAGGTATTACCTAGCTGCTGACCATCACAGCCAAGCGTTTGCTGACGGTCTACGCCAGCTAACTGGACGTAAGTCCATTACTGAATTCGACATCGAAGGTCTGCGTAAGCTAGGCTTTCACGTTCACCTTATCAACGATTCACTCCCACTCAAACACGAACGCTATTCACCTATCTATGCTTAACGAAATCCTAGCCACCTGCAAGCAACTCAATCGTCTACTCAAGGCGAAAGATCCGTACCATGCCGACCTTGTATCGACCCTACTCGACAAGATCGACAAGCAAATCCCATCAGACAACCCACAAGGGGTTGACAAGGATGTTATTATTGAAGCTCTCAACGAAAACGACTAAGGCGAAACAGGGTGCAACTCCCTGTCTGCTGGTAACCTTCCAGCACTGACGAGCCTGTCAGCTTACACATAATCAGATTACACATACTGCATATGAAACAAGACACATACATCGTTAACACTCAACAAAACGTCTGGTCTAACAAGATCACAGACAGCATCAACTCTGTTGAGGACATCGGACTTAACTGGGACGTACAGAAAACACCTATGGTGGCTCTGCTCGAAGGCAAGTATCCGCTGCCTATCGAGTCACACGTATCCATCAATCGCTCTGACTCTAACGAGTCTATCGGAGTGGTTGGCTCTGGCTACGAGCCTATCCAAAACTCTAAGATCTGGGAAGCTATGCACCGATCAATGGAAGGCACTAACCATGAAGTGTGTGGTGGTGGCTACACCCACAACGGTGGAAGAGTGTTCGTACAGACTAAGGTCAAGGACGAAGACTTCACGGTCAACGGTGACGCCTTCGATAACTACGTTACATTCTACAGCTCACACGATGGCAGTTCTGCCTTCGAGTTGTTTGACACTAGTGTCCGAATGATTTGCCAAAACACGTTCCGACTTGCTAAGAAAAACGGAGGCAAAGCCTTTCAAGCTTAAGGTACGCCACACGAAGAACGCTTCGGTACGTTTCGAGAACGTCATGCAACATCTCGAAGAGATCTTCGACAATCGTCGGATCGCATACCAAAAGCTTAACCAGTTAACTGGCGAGACGTTGTCCTATCAGGACATGATCGGCTGGGCGACTTCGTTCTATAACAAGACCAACAAACTGTCTACTGTCAGTAGTAACAAGGCTCACGAGACTCGCCGACTTGCTCACAGCGGTATAGGCAACAACGGTCGGACATCCTACGACCTGTTCAACGGAGTCACTGAGCTGCTCACTCACGGCGACCGAAACACCTCCAAGGATAGCTCTGCTATCTGGCGTTCGTCGGAGCTAGGTGCTGCTGCGGTGCAAAAAGCTAACGCTTTAGAGCAACTGTCACCTAGCAAACGCTGGCTTCACATTGCCAGAGGTAACGAGCTTATCCGCTTAGGCGAAACTACTTTGTCTGCATAACTGTGTAACCCTAACCGTCCTGAGCATGACATTAAACTGCTCACATTTTTATGAGCGATACTGATAGAATATTTGCACACAAACAAACGATAGTCGTGCTTAGACATAAGCTCGCTGAGATGCACGATGTAAATGATGAGTTGCGCAAGCAGCTCGCTGAACTGACACGAACTACAGGCAGTCAACTACCCAAATTTGTCACAAGTTGAGGGGGTAATTTGTGACAAAACTACAGCCGAAATCAACCGAGAGTTAACTTCAACATACAAATATAAAACACATGAAATACGCAATCAAACTACCTAACCGCAAAGGTTATCTCTGTCACGCAGGCACAAACCGTGCCGTCATCTACGACAGCCCTACAGGGTTTCCAATAGCAATGGACATCACATCATCTGGAGGCAAGCGCGTTGCTGTGGAAGGTGAGGTTATGTCCGAGATCTATGCGTACAACTGGTACGACAACAAAATCGACGAGATCGAAGACCCAGTTGAAAGTCTGCTCGAATACAAGGGACACCATCGAGTTCAGGAAGATGCCACTGTGTATATCTGAAGATTCCAAACCGTTGACAAATAATTCAGAATCCAATATGGAAATCTCATGGATAATGCATATACAGAGGTATATCCATACCTTCACTTTCCTGAAACTTGGTATATACGCCAAGGTGTTGCATATCGCTAGCTAGTCTGGGTCTGACATACTCTGTAACTTTATCATTTGTCACACTAAAAATTTTATCTATATTACACACACACGGAGGGAAGCATGGCAATACGAAGAAGAGGTAAGAGCTGGCAAGCCGATATGCACATAAACGGAAAGCGAGTCCGTAAATTATTCAAAAGTTTAGCAGACGCAGAGGACTTTGAGTCTAACGTACAGCACCGTAGTAAGTTAGGACTTAAAGTAACTCACATACTCAGCACTAAGAATGCGAGTCTAACCCTGAAGGGTCTAACCGATACTGTTTACGAAGCGGTCTGGAAAGACACAGCTAATGGCATAAACGCACTGCGTAACGTCGAGCTGATACAGCGTATCATTGGTACTAACTTCAAGGTGGATGACATTAACACTATGGTGATTGATGAAATCATTCACGCGATGAAAACCCAAGGCAACAGTAATGGCACTATCAATAACAAGATGTCTGCTCTTATGGTATGCCTGAAGTACGCACACGATAGGGGATGGATACAGAATGTTCCTAAGTTTAAACGTTACAAGGCGTCCGAAGGGAGGCTGCGTTACTTCTCGCACGAAGAGGAGGAGATGATAATTTCTACCAACAAAAGACTAGGGCAAATCGAGTTTGCTGACTTCGTTAAGGTGTTGATTGACACTGGCTTGCGTACTGGTGAGCTGTGCCGTGTCCAATACAAGGACATCGTAAAGGAATCGGGAAGGTGGAAGATGTACGTATGGGCGAGAGGTCACGACTACCGCACTAAGAACGGAGAGATGAGAATCGTTCCACTATCTGATGAGGTCGTGAGTATTTTTACTAATAAGTGGGATAAGCTTGACAGTAATCCTGACCATCCTAAGATATATAACAGTATTACATCTATTGCGCACCGTAATAGTAAAGTATTTAACTACACCAAATCTAACATACGCACACAATGGAACAACGTACGCGACTTACTAGGCTACATGAACGATGAGGAGTTTGTACCTCACCTGTGTAGACACACCTGCGCTACTCGCTTAGTCCAAGCAGGCGTCCCACTACTCGCAGTCAAAGACTGGATGGGACACAAGTCTATACAAGTTACAATGAGGTACGCTAAGTTGGCTCCTGATGCTGTGTTCGATGCTCTCGATACACTAACCAAGAAACGTAAACTCAAAAAATAAATGACTCAATCAAATCAAATGTTCAAACCTGATACTGAAAAGGTTTTGGTCAGAGGTTTAAACGCCATGACCAAAGCCTGTGATGCACTCTCAAATCAAAACGAACAACTTAACAAGGACATCGAAGCTCTCAAGCGTAAGGTTGCTCGTCTACAGGAGAGAGTGCTGGTCAATCAGGGTGAAAAGGAATGAGTGACTTGTGCCTAAAATGTGTCTATACTGCCAACAAAAGGATGGGTGTGTGGTGGAATGGTAGACACGGTAGACTCAAAATCTACTGTCAGCAATGACTTGGAGGTTCAAGTCCTCTCACACCTACCACTCCATCGGATTCAAAATCCGTTGCATAATTTAATATCCGTGACAAATCCGTAGGGTTACCTTCACTTTTTTTTATTAACCATACATAACTCCCACTACTATGCAGACACTTCGTGAGACGTTTCCGTCCCAAAACCGTCCGATTGAGAACGATATGCTCGAAAGTGGTGTTAACCGTTTTCGTTCTAAGATTGATTCAAGTCGGCGAAGGGAGAGCGAATGCGAAACTCCGTATGGTCAACGTCTATTGAAGGCAGCACTTCCTCCTTTGGTCGATGCGTTGGAAGCATGGGAGAAGCAACAAGAGAAAGCACCCATAGCAGGGAACGCTTATTACAAGCTCCAAGAGATTCCAACTAAGACCGCTGCCTTCATTGGACTGAAAAGTATTTTAGATTCTATTACACAGAAACGTACGCTCGCATCCGCAGCTGTACGTGTAGGAGCTTTGATTGAGGATGAGGTACGCTTCGCCCATTTCAGCAACCACCCACAGTGGCAGGGTATACTGAAGGGTGCAAAACGTAGAGAGAGCTATCGTAAGAAACGATACTACCTGATTAAGTCTGAGAAGGGCGAAGCTACCAAAGGCGAAACGGATGAATGGGATAAGTGGGGAACACGTATTAAGCTACACGTAGGTACTGTTATCATTGATTCAATCAGAGCCTCAACTGGGTTGATTGATTACGTCATGATACAGACAGACAAGAGAGGACCAGCTCGTTTTGTTACTGCATCCGACAAGACATCCGAATGGATTGAAGATATGATGAAGGACAACGAATTACTCTGTCCCTTCTGGATGCCGCTGTTAGATTTTCCAAAGCAATGGACAGACAAGTGGTCAGGTGGTTATGACATTGAGTCAGGGCTTCCACCGTTACCGTTCATTAAGACACGAGACAAGACGTTCCTCCGAGAGAACACAGAGAAGATGACTGACGTTATGAACGCAGTGAATCTTCTACAGAATACACCTTGGAAGATTAACCAACGAGTTCTCAACGTACTGCAAGAGACTTGGGAGCAGGGCATTGAAGTAGACGGTATACCTCAGCGTGAGGATGAAGAGCTACCGCCTTTCCCATCAGATGATTGCGATCCGATTGAGAAGAAGATGTGGAAGCGTAGAGCTGCTGCAATCTACGATCACAACGCAGCTACAAAGAGTAGACGCCTCCTTGTACTCAATACCCAGTGGCTGGCTAACAAGTATCGAGACAAGCAGTTCTACCTTCCACACCAGACAGACTTCAGGGGTCGGTGTTATGCAGTGCCTAGCTACGTCAACCACATGGGAGCTGACTTTCAAAAGAGTCTACTGACTTTTGCTAGAGGTGAAAAGATTAAGAACGAATCAGATGTTGAGTGGTTAGCTATTCACGGAGCCAACTGCTACGGAGTTAAGGGTACGTTCAATCAGCGCGTAGATTGGATTGAAGAAAACCGACACAACATTTTTAAGATCGCAAAAGATCCGATGGCTCACGTTGATTTGTGGCGAGAGTGTGATGAGCCTTTTCAGTTTCTTGCTTTCTGTTTTGAGTGGGCTGAGTACATGGCTAAAGGTATTGGATTTGTTACACACCTACCATGTGCGATGGATGCAAGTAACAACGGACTACAGTTGTTAGGTGTTCTCACCAGAGATATGCCTTCCTGCATAGCTACCAACGTAGCACCAAGCAACTACCCTCAAGACATCTACGGTATTGTAGCTAACAAAACGATTGAGTTTCTTAAACAGGATGGTGACTCTGACTACGCTGACAAGTGGTTAGCATATGGCGTAGACAGGTCGGCGTGTAAGAGACCAACGATGACACAGAGTTACGGTTCAACTTTGTATTCATGTCGCCAATACATTAGTGACTGGTACACAGAGACGTCACGAAAGAAGGATGAAGTACCGTTTGATGAGACAGATAAGTTTCAAGCAACCGCTTACCTAGCTGGTAAAGTATGGCAAGGTATCAATGATGTTGTAGGTAAACCAAGAGAGGCGATGGCTTGGCTTCAATCTACAGCACGGATACTAGCCGATGAGGGTAAACCATTTTACTGGGTATCACCAAGTGGATTCCCTTGCCACCAATCTTACATGAAGTGGGAAACTAAATCCATTAAGACAAAGCTCGGCGATAAAGTTATGAGGGTACGTTTCCGTGAGGACACCGATAAGCTGTGCGCCAAACGACAAGCTCAGGGAGCATCCCCTAACTACATTCACTCACTTGATGCTAGTGTTCTTCACACGACAGTTAATCAATCCGCTACCAATTTCAACGTCAGAGATTTTGCGATGGTGCATGACTCAATGGCGACACACACCACTAAGTGCAACGAGCTTGCAGCTACCATACGTGATGTGTTTGTAAAACAATTTACACCAGACTTACTTCAAGAGTTGAAAGACTCTTTAGAAGATGAGCATGGAGTAAACCTTGAGCCTCTTCCAGTGAAGGGGACATTTAACGTTAACGACATATACAAATCGGAGTACATATTCTCATGAATGAAATCATAACTACAGTACTGGGTACAGCGCGTTACCCACACGTAAACAAACCGAACACTACGTTCGATCCTGATGGAGCATACAGTTGTGACATCTTAGTAACTGAAGCAGAAGCTAAAGAGTTTACTGCTAAGGTTGAATCAATCCGCAGCGAAGCACACGAGATGGAGGAGCGTAAGACAGGTAAGAAGATTCGCCTGTGCAAAGAGTTCCCTGTTAAGCAGCTTGAGGACGGGCAGTGGGTAATCCGAAGCAAACAAAAAGCTAAGGGTAAGAACACTCGCACCAACGAAGTGTACGAGTTCAAGATTAAACTCTTTGACGCAAAGGGTAAACCTTGTGATGTTGAAGTGGGCGGAGGTTCTCAAGTGAAGATGGCTGTTAAGCCTTACACTTGGTACAGCCCAAGCCTTGGGTTCGGTGTTAGCCTACAACTCAAAGCTCTACAGATTATGGAGCTTGCTGCACCTAGTGCTTCTGGTGCTAGTGCGGACGCCTTCGGATTTACTTCTGAAGAAGAAGGTTTTTCCAGTGGGGGCGAGTCCCTTGAAGCTGTCGTAGCCGATGGAGACTTTTAGGTCTGGCTTTGAAAAACGTGTGGCATCCTCTCTTTCGAGAGAGGGTGTCCATTACGCCTACGAGATGGAGTGTATTCGTTTCGTAGAACCAGAGAAGAAGCGCAGGTACACACCTGACTTTTTCTTGGAGAACGGAGTCATCCTTGAGGTCAAGGGTAGACTAACTTCAGCTGACCGTAAGAAGCACGAGTGGATTAAGAAGCAGCATCCTGACATCGACATCCGCTTTGTGTTCCAGCAACCAAGGGGCAAAATCTACAAGGGAAGTAAGACAAGCTATGCGGACTGGGCGGACAAAAACAACATACCTTGGTGTAAAGGACCGAGCATACCAGAAGAATGGACGTATTAAAAACAGTTAACACACACACACATTGCCCTGACTGCGGAAGTAGTGATGCCTTGTGTGAGAATGAAGATGGCAGCACCAAGTGTTTTAGCTGTGGCATTTTCAAACCTAACAACAAAACACAACCAACAAACACACACACGGAAACCATGACAACAGTACAGGGAGACTACCAAGACTTAGTTAAACGAAACATACCTCAATCTATCTGTAAGAAGTACGGATACACTGTAGGAGAAAACAGATCCAAGCCTTGTCAGATTGCTAACTACAAAGACAGCACTGGTAAACTAGTAGGACAGAAGCTACGCTATTCAGATAAATCTTTCGAGACAGTGGGAACGGTGCGCACCTTATTTGGTATGCACCTGTTTGGTAAAGGTAAACGCATCACCATCACAGAGGGAGAGATAGATGCGATGAGTGTGTCCACCGCCTTCAATGGTAAGTGGGCAGTAGTCAGTGTTCCTTCTGGAGCGCAGTCGGCTATGTCCGCAATCAAACACAACCTTGAGTACCTTAATAACTTTGATGAGATCGTTCTGATGTTTGATATGGATGAGGTAGGCATCGCAGCTTCCAAGAAGTGCGCAGCTATCCTTCCAGTAGGTAAGGCATTCATCGCTAACCTTCCAGCTAAAGATCCGAACGAGTTGCTGATGGAGAATAGAGGAAGTGAAATCATTCAGTCGTTCTGGGATGCTACGCAGTACAGACCTGATGGCATCGTAGCTGGTGAGGATATGTGGGACATTGTCAGCAAGACTGAGATTGTAGACAGTGCTTCCTATCCGTTCGATGGGCTGAACCGAATCACAAGAGGACTACGTGTTGGAGAGATTGCTACGTTCTGCGCTGGCAGTGGTGTTGGTAAGTCAGCCGTGTGTCGTGAGATTGCGTACCACCTAATCAAGAACAACGAGAAGGTTGGGTACATAGCCTTAGAGGAAAGCATCAAGCGATCGGCTCAAGGTATTATGGGTCTGGCTATTAATAAGACTCTGCACCTTGGCACTGAAGTGAAAGAGGATGAATTAAAGAAAGCCTTCGATGCCACAATCGGTAGCGGAAACTTTGTTACCTATGACCATTGGGGTTCGATTGAATCCGACAACCTAATCAACCGCATCCGCTACATGAACAAAGGTCTTGGATGTAAGTGGATATTCCTTGATCACGTATCGATTGTTGTGTCTGGTCAGGACGGAGACGAACGAAAGATGTTGGACATTCTTATGACTAAGCTGCGCTCTCTTGTTGAAGAGGTTGGTGTAGGAATGATTCTAGTTTCACACCTTAAGAGACCAGAAGGCAGAGGCTTTGAAGAAGGAAGAGAGACAACTCTTGGACACCTAAGAGGTTCAGCTGGACTTGGTCAGCTAAGTGATATGGTTATCGGACTGGAGAGAAATCAACAGGACGAAGAAGTTAAGAACGAAACAACCATTCGCATTCTCAAGAACAGATTTAGCGGAGAGACAGGCGTAGCTTGTACTCTAGAATACAACAACAACACAGGAAGATTACATGAACAAAATACTTATTTCGAAAGTAACAGCGATGGCAATATGGTTGATCCTAATCTTTTGCCTGTCGAACCTGCTAGCCAAAGCACACCACACGGAGGAAAAAATGGACCATTCTAAACCAACAGAGACTGAGATAAATATGCTTCTCTCAGCCATCATGAAGGTGGAGACTGGAGGAGAACCTAACCCAACCTATGCGGTGGGAAGATACCAAGAGATCGGTCCATTCCAAATCACACACGCTTACTTTGAGGACTCAGGTATCAAAGGTACATGGACAGAGAACTGTCTGTACGTTGACCGTTCCGTTCTAGTTATGCGAGCATACTGGAATAGATATGCAAAGCTACACACCTTGGAAGAGTATGCGAGACTGCATAACGGTGGTCCTAATGGCATGAAGAATATTAACACGCTGGATTACTGGCGCAAAGTTAAGAAAGAAATGGAGGCAGGACGATGAGACGCGCATACTTTGATATAGAAACAACAGCGGTAGACAACTGGTCTACGCTTGAGGGTATGGACAAGATCCATTGTATCTCTGTTTTATCTGAAGACGACAACAAGTGTTTGTCCTTTAGTGGAGACAGTATCAAGCAAGGAATAGACTACCTTGTTGGACATGACCAAGTAGTAGGACATAACGTTTTAGGTTTTGATATACCTGCTATTAAGAAGCTGTATCCTGATACAAAGTTTCCTGCTGTACACGACACGTTGGTCATAGCTTCAGCAATCCATTCAGACGTACGCGCTACCGACTTACAAAAGCCACAATTCCCAAGAGAGTTAATAGGCAGACAGTCGCTGAAAGCTTGGGGTGTTCGCCTTGGTGTTCTGAAGGGAGACTTCGGCGACACAACAGACTGGACTACGTGTAATCCTGAAATGATTCAGTACTGCGAGCAGGACGTAGCAGTTACGTTCACACTCTACAAACACCTGATGTCGATGGAGCCATCAGATACTATGCTTAAGATTGAGCATAAGTTTGCGGAGCTTATGAAGATGCAGGAAGTACACGGCTGGAAGTTTGACACGGAAGGCTGTCGCAAGCTGACCAAAGAAATAATGCAAAGACGTGCTGACCTTGAGAAGCAACTGCAAGAGGCGTTCCCACCTAAAGAGATTTCTACCAAAACACCAGTTTGGAAAACTGATGATGGAAAAATATGGAAGACGAAGAAGGCAGCAACGGAAGCAGGACACAAACCTTCTGAGGTAAAGAAAGATGGATTCAAGACAAAGAAGGTTCTGTTCAATCCTGCATCTAGAGATCAGATTGCTGAACGACTGACTGAAAAGTATGGGTGGAAGCCGAAGCTGTTCACTGCGTCTGGTAAACCGAAGATCGATGAGACTGTACTGAAGAGTATTGGTAAGCCTGAAGCAGAATTACTGTTCCAGTATTTACTCTGCATCAAACGCCTAGGTCAGGTGGCTGAAGGTCAAGAAGCTTGGCTCAAGCTAGCAGACAACGGTATCATGAGAGGACAGGTTGTTACCAATGGCACAGTGTCAGGACGTTGTAGTCATCGCCATCCTAACGTAGCGCAGGTTCCAGCTGTTGGTGCGGAGTACGGTAAAGAATGCCGTGCGTTGTTCGGAGCCAGAGACGGATACAAGCTAGTCGGCTTCGATGCGTCTGGACTGGAGCTGCGTTGCTTAGGTCACTACCTTACACCGTACGACAAAGGTGCGTACGCTAAGGAAGTTATTGATGGTGACATCCACACTCTTAATCAGAAAGCAGCAGGACTGGCTACACGTCCAGAAGCGAAACGTTTCATCTACGCTTACCTCTACGGTTGTGGAGACCAGCTTCTAGGTGAGATGATTAATGGTGGGGCTGCTGAAGGAGCTGCTTTGCGTAAGCGTTTCCTCAGTAAACTTCCAGCGTTGAACAAGCTTATCAATGATGTGAAGAAAGTAGCGGAGGGTCAGAAGTATTTAAAGGCTATCGATGGTAGACGCTTACACGTACGCTCCAGTCACTCAGCTCTTAACCTGTTACTACAAAGTTGTGGTGCTATCTTAATGAAGACCACAAGCTGTTACTTGTATCACAACCTTATTAATCTAGGTTGGACACACGGCAAGGAGTTCGCGTTTGTCGGAAACATTCACGACGAAATCCAAGCAGAAGTAATTGAAGGGCGGGAGGATGAGTACGGTAAGTTAGCCGAACAATCCATTAAGCAAGCTGGTGAATATCTCAAGTTTCGTTGTCGCGTAGATGGCGAATACAAAGTCGGAAACAACTGGGCTGAGACCCACTAATTATGGCGTACCGAAATCAACACGACTACACAGGCATGAGTAGTAAGAACGGAGAACGAGCAGAGAAATTATTTGTTTCTCTTATTGAGGAAGTTGGAGGAACAACAACTCCTTCAACACTAGCAGAGCAGTTCAAAGGAATAGACTTTCATGTTAACCTGTGTGGTAAGGTTGATGTTAAAGCACGGAGACGTAATCGCGATGGCGATGATTCTCCTGATGCTAAGAAGGTATGGCTTGAACTTAAAAACGTACAAGGACGTAATGGTTGGGTTTATAATGAGGCTGATTACATTGCCTTTGAAAGAACTAAAGAGTTCTTAGTTGTTAAACGCCTAAGCCTCTGCGAACTAATTGATAACCTAGTGGACATGGATGACATAGTACTGAGTCCAAGCGAGTGTATGTACAACTTGTACTCTCGCGTTGGTCGTAAGGACTTGCTGACTAAAGTACACGTAAATGACATCCGCACCTGCACACACTACACACTACCAAAACCAGATGAAGACAGTATTAATTGACGGAGACGAAGTAGCTTACAAAGCTTCGTTCGTATCAGAGATTCCCATTAAATGGGATGAAGACACTTGGACTCTACATTCAAGTGAACGAGATATGATAGACGCTATCGAGACTCTCATAGAACAGGCATTAAAGGATACCTACTGTGAGCAGACGTACGTAGCTCTGTCTGGTGGTAACAACTTCAGGCTTGATGTTTATCCAGAGTACAAAGCCAACCGAGTTGGTAAACGTAAACCTCTAGGACTCAGGTTCTGCCGTGAGTATCTTCTTGATAAGTATGATGCAACAATAGTTGAGACCTTGGAGGCGGACGACCTGTTGGCTATACGCGCTGTGGAAGATAAAGACACGGTGATATGGTCGGTGGATAAAGACTTCCTGACAGTACCTTGTCATCTATTCAGAGAAGGATCTGTTCAGTTGATTACTGAAGATGAGGCGGACTACTGGTTGAAGTATCAGACAATGGTAGGAGATACCGCCGACAACTTCAAAGGAGCTGCTGGCTTTGGTCCTAAGAAGACAACTAAATGGTTGAAAGATAATGGAGTCACATGGAAATCTGTTCTTGCAGCTTTTGAATCGGCAGGACAGACTGAACAAGATTGCACTACTAACGCTATCCTTGCGCGTATCTTACACACACACGAAGAGAAACTTAATTGGAAACCAGACTATGAAAACTGAACAACCTACAACATTACCAGACTCAGGGGAACGTTCTGAGTTTGATACAGGCGCAGTCCGTGACGCTATGAGCGGTAAAGGAATGCCAAGCCTTATACCTATCGACGCACTCCGTGCAGTAGCTAAACGATTTGAAGACGGAGCCACTAAGTACGGACGTGATAACTGGAAGAAAGGGATTCCAGCTTCGCGTTACGTTGATAGTTTATACCGACACCTATGGCAGCTGATGGAGGATGACACCACTGAAGATCACGGTGGTGCTATCATCTGGAACGCTATGTGTCTGGTTCAAACACTGGATTGGGTGAAGCAAGGAAAGCTTCCGAAGGAGTTAAATGACCTATGAGTAACAACTATATGAAAGGTCACGGTGAAACTTTGTCACCTATATCTCCGACACTTGTCAAAGAACTTGACTCAGTCTTTGCTGCAAAGGACTTCAATCCAGAGAACAGTAAGGATGAGATGATGTTCCACTACGGACAACGATCAGTGATTAGGTTCTTAAAGCATCATCTTAACATTCAACAAGATAATATATTAAACCCAACTAAGGAATAAAGCTATGTGCATGTCTAAACCTAAGATTCCAGATCCTCCTCCTCCACCAGAAGCTCCACCTCCTCCTACTCCAACAGCAAAAAAGGTGGAGAATAAAACTCTGAAAAACCGAAGCTCTTCTAAGAAGAGGGGAACAAGCGCATTAACTGTACGTCGATCTTCAGTAAACACTGGATCATCAGGCACTGGAGCGAGAATTAATTACTAATAACTATGGCTGGTAAAACTCTAACACGAGTACAAGGTGGAATCACCGAAACAATTCATATCAATCGAGATAGATTTGCTGGTGTTAGAGCTTTATCCAGCGGTTATGTGTACCCTGCTCAAGAAATAGGGACATCTAACTCAGATTACTTTGTACTTACTAAAACCGACGACCGAAACTGGAGGGTAGTAAGTGACCTAAGTGATGATACTCTTGGCGAACACGATGGAGGTAAGAAGTTCACTCAACTAGGAGCCATGCGCACAGGCTTGAATCGTATTTCTTTCGATGTTGAGCTGCACAGCGGTGACTTAACCGACCCACCTGAAGGAGGCTACGCTATCCGCTTATCTTACAGAGATAAGGATGACGACCCAGTTGTGGGAGCAGCTATTGGTCGTGTTCGCATTAATGAGGGTCATAACGAATTTGACTTCAATATATTTAATGACGGTGACAAGCACGTTCCAAAGATGTACTTCGCTTACCATAGCTCCAGTAAGTTTGATGTATCTATTACTAACCTTAAAATAATTCATGACCCTAGAGACCTAAGCGTAGACCGCACCGCTGCTGTTAATGACTCAGACCGCAAGGGTGAGTCTCGTCCGTTACTCAGCAAGGTAGTGGGTGGAGCTTCTATGGGATTAAGCCTTACGTGACCTCAACGACAAAGCTGGTAACACTAAGGTAGTGCGTGTTCGTCGTGACACCGATAACTCCGAGCGTGACTTTCTTGCTAACGAGATTGGCAAGCCTATGGAGAAATGGGTAAACACTCAGAGCATCGCTCCTCTGGATATTGGAACCGAAGTAGATGGTGCAAGGCGTCACGTAAAGGACGGAGGTACATCCATCGGTACTCCTGTTGGTGCTTACTCCCTGCGTAGCTTAGGAGATGCACAAGCTGACGTTACTCCATCTGAGGGGGGAGAGGATGACAAGTACGTAGTACAGGTGCGAAGACAATCTGATGCTGTTATTAAATCATTTACCGCTGACAACTTAAAAGAGAAAATTGAAGAGTTCTGTGGGGAGGTAGATATTGATGACACCAGACCAGCAATCCCTACAGGTAGGTACAACAGCAGTGCAGACGTAACTACTGAAATCATTGACCCCAGAAGTTCTGTTAAGTTTACACTAGACGGAACGACTGCATCTAGGTATTTATATTTTACAACGCTAGGTCTTGGAAAGTATAAGTTCACTGGCTCCATTCACATCAAGGCTGACTCAAGAAATGCAACTCATCCGCTAGTTTTGTATATAGCACAAGGTGTGGATATGATGCTTGAAGATACCTCTCACGGAACTACTGGCACAACCTTTACTTGGACTGAAGACAACCCTTTAATCTTCGAGACTACTAGATACCCTAACTGGACTCCTAGGCAGCAAGCAACTTGGTTCGGTGTATATACTGGAGGAACCTCACACAACCGTGTAGCTGTATCAAACGCTGAGATTACAGCCACCAACTTAAAGATTCAACAGATTCATTCAGACGCTAGAGTTGTTACTTGGTACGACCAAAGCGGTAACGATAACCACATTACCGTAAAGAAAGAGGACTACTCATCGCGCTTTGAGCCTATTATTTGTGACGCAGGTGAATTTAAAGAAGAGTTAGACTTTGATGGTATTGACGACTTAATGGAAGTTCCGTTTGAGTTAGACATTAACCCTGCTGGTGGTTCAGAGTTCGCTTCGTTTATTGTTGCTGCCTATGACAAGAACGCCTCAACGGAAAACCAAATACTTCTACGCAATTCAGGCACAACCCCACTGCACTCATTTGCTTTTAAACCTGATGGAGCTTACTCAGTAATTCTTAAGGATGACACTGACACCGCAACCATAGGTAGTGGTGGGCGCGACTTAGGAAACAACCAGTACCACCTGTTCAATACTTTAATTGAAGAGACTGCTGGTCGTAACTTTATTGACGGGACTGTGGTTGGTGAGGGATTATCTTTAAGTTCCATTGACTCAACCTCCAACCCAAGTAACGAGACACTCAGTACTGAAGGCAATCCTTTTGCTGGTAGAGTAAAGGAAATCATCCTGTACGATACTGCACAGCTAGACAACCGTGCTGCTATTGAGGCTAACATCGGTGATTACTATGGTCTATCCGCTGTTCCAACTGCTGTAGACAACCGTAACGGATATGTCGTGAAGTGGTATGACCAAAGCGGTAATGGTGTCGACGCTTACACTTATACTGAGGCATACCAACCAATGTTAGTTGAGAATGGGGTAGTAACACGTAACACAAAGGGTCAGCCATCTATTAAGTTTGACCCAACCTGTCAGCTAGACTTCGATGAGACTAACACAATGAACCAAGCTAATAAGTTCATTTCTAAAGATGGCACTGGAGCGATGTTTACTGTGTTCGAAAGGAGAAACCAATTGCTTGTTAATCACGAGACTAACACAGGTTCAGCTTGGACTGGTATCATTACTTTGCTATCCAAAATGCCAAACTATTCTTATAACTCTTCTCAAGGTCAGAATAGAATTAGTTACCTTTATACCCGAGCTATGAATACCGATACAGCGACAGGCGTAGACCGAAGACCAGTTTGGGTAAGCTATGGCTCTCACAGTGGTCCAACTCCAACACCAGAATATGGTGAGGTATTTAGGATTTCTCACATTACACGTCCCTTCTTGGAAAACGGTGTGGATGACTCACATCAAATAGCGAAGATGAAATTAGCTATTGATGCGAATAATGGAAACCGAACATCAGCAGAGACAGCTATACAACATGACGTACAGTTCGTATTAAATAGTGGAGTGTGGTCAGGGACAGCTAACGGAAAAACTTACACTGTATCCAAGACGGCAGACCGCTGGTCTGTTATGGAGGATGCGACAGAGGTTTGGTATGCTGAATCGAGCGAAGAGTATCCTTGGAAAATATCAGGACATGAGTGGAAAAGAGGGACAGCAACTGGGACGTTCCGTTCATTCGGTAAGTTCAAAGGCCTTAACGGTGTTGATAAAAATGGCTTTGACGCTGCCACTTCAGAGGTATGGTCGACAGCATTTTCAGATGCAGTGACTCAACCAAAGACCTACAATAATAAGGGAGCAGCTGGCGTCTCTTATCCTATTATGGTTAATAATACCGAAGTAACTAGTTCTTGTCGGATTGGTACTCGTTTAACTAACGAAGACCGCACAACAAGCTGGCGAGCAACAGGTGGTGAAATTTATATGAGTGAAATTATTTACTATAAATCAGCAGAGTCATTGAACCGCCCAGCAATCGACCACAATATTGATAACTATTACCAACTCTAAACTATGTACTTAATTTATGAAACTGAACAAGGAGCCATCGCTCGTGCTGATGAGGAAGGAAAGTATCTTAATTACTCATACTGGACTGAAGGCAAAGGCACACGTTGGTTAACCGCTCCTGAACCTACTGCTGATGGCAAGTGGGCATTGGACGTTACTAAGTACGACCTTGATGACTTTGAAGAGAACGCAGTGTTTGAAACATATGCACCTCTTGAAGTTGAAGAAGAACAATTTGAAATTTAATATTTATGCACAAATCTGCCCAATCATTATATCAATCCCTTGAAGGTAAACGTTACACCTACTTGGACAGGGCTAGAAAAGCTGCAAAACTTACACTTCCATACGTCATGCCAGATGAGGGCTTCGGTTCTCATAGTCGTTTGGAAACACCATTTCAGGGCGTTGGGGCAAGAGGAGTAAACAATCTCGCATCTAAATTACTGTTGGCACTCCTACCTCCCAACGCCCCCTTCTTTCGTTTGAACGTTGACGAGTATCAACTACGCGCAGAGGGCGCGCCTGACGAGCTTATCACTGAGATTGAATCTTCACTACAGCAAGTAGAGGAAGCGGTGATGGATGAGATCAGCGGTAACACGTATCGCACAGGAGTTCATGAAGCTCTGAAGCATCTCATCGTTACAGGTAACGCTCTTATATATCTACCAGACGAAGCTGGTCTACGTGTGTTCCACCTAGACCGCTACTGTGTAGAACGTGATGCTATGGGCAACGTCTTGTACATCTGCACCAAAGAAGACCTGTCTTATATGTCACTGACAGAAGAGATGAAGAGTCTTGTAGGTACGCAGGATATGGATTCTCCAGACGAAGAGATCCATCTATACACTGCGGTATGTCGTAAAGAAGACAGGTGGCACGTATGGCAAGAAATCAACGGAGAGCTAATTCCTTCTTCTGAAGGCTCATATCCGTTAGACAAGAATCCTTTTATTCCTCTACGGTTCTCGCGTATTGATGGCGAAGACTACGGCAGAGGATACGTTGAAGAATACTTGGGAGACTTGCAGTCACTTGAGTCACTGACTCGCGCACTTGTAGAAGGCAGCGCAGCAGCAGCTAAGGTACTGTTCATGGTTAACCCCAACGGAACGACCAGAGCTAAGACTCTTGCTGAGTCTCCTAATGGAACGATTACACAAGGTAACGCTCAGGATGTATCTGTTCTTCAGCTTAACAAGTTCAACGACTTCCGAGTTGTACAGGATAGTATGACACGTATTGAGGAGCGTATGGGACACGCCTTCCTTCTCACCTCTGGCGTTGTTCGTAACGCAGAGCGTGTGACAGCTGAAGAGATTCGAATGTTAGGACAAGAACTAGAAGCTGCTATTGGTGGCTTGTACTCTCTACTCAGTAGCGAGATGCAGTTACCTATGGTTAATCGCTTGATGTCCATAATGAACAAGAACAAGTCTCTTCCAAAACTTCCTGAGAAGGTAGTCAATCCTGTTATCATAACAGGTGTTGAGGCTTTAGGTAGAGGTAATGACCTACAGAAATTAGATATGTTCTTAGCTGGAGCATCGCAGGTGGTAGGTCCACAAGCCATCCAACAATTTGTAAACATTGATGAATACTTTGAACGTCGAGCCACTGCGCTAGGCATCAAAACAGCTGGTCTAATTAAAGACCAAGAGCAAATGCAAGCAGAGATGCAGCAAGCTCAACAAATGCAAATGGCAGAGAAACTTGGACCAGCAGGTATCAAGGCTATGTCAGAAGAAGCTAAGTTACAACAACAACAACCAGTGCGAGAGGAACAGTAAACTATGGGAAACTATCAAGCAGTTACGGTAAGTGAGAATACTACCGAAGAGAATATCTCTCTTGAAAAACAAGCAGCTATGCAAGAAGAGGCTGCCAAACAAAGGGGACAGGCTTTGGAGTCTAGTGCCGACGAAGGTAAGCAAGAAGTTAAAGAGACTTCTGAGCGTCCTGAGTGGCTGGATGAGAAGTTTCAAAGCCCTGAAGAACTAGCTAAGGCTTATCAAGAGCTGCAACAAAAACAATCTAAGAAGGAGGCTCCCAAAGATGAAGCTACTGAAGAAGTTGAAAAAGAAGATGCGCCAGAGCCGTCGAAGGCTGATGACGCTATACAAAAAGCTACGGAAGAGTTTACTGAAAAGGGTAAGCTATCTGATAAAGCTTTCATCGAATTAGAAAAAGCAGGTATTCCAAGGGAACTTGTCGAATCTTACATTAATGGACAAGAAGCTATCTCAACAGCTGCTGCTCTAGAGATTCAGGAGTCTATTGGAGGTAACGCTAACTACGCAGCCATGAGCGAGTGGGCTGGTGAAAACCTAGCAGATGGGGATCTAGAAGCCTATAATGCAATAGTTGAAAGAGGATCTGTTGAGCAAGCGCGTGTAGCCGTTAAAGGTATGTACGCACAGTTCTTAGCAGCTGGAGGTAAAGCTCCAAACCTTAATCAAGGTAGTACCTCTGGTGCTGGTGGTGTTAAAGCGTTTGGGTCCGCTGCTTCAATGGTCGAAGCTATGCAAGACCCAAGGTATAAGAACGATCCAGCATACCGTGAACAGATTGAGAAACGGATTGCTGTGTCTAACGCATTTTAATTATGAGCATGGAACTAATCGCGATGCTTGGTGGTGGCTTGAGTGGCTTCGTTATGAAGATGCTCGCTGCACAAGCACAATCACAAACTCGTCTCCTTGAGATGCAGTTAGCAAAACAAAAAGCAGCAGATGAGTCTGCACAACTTGCCTCACAGAGAGGTGGTGTGTGGGTACGCCGTCTGTTCGTTCTGTTTGTTTTGTTCGCAGTGATTCTAGCTCCGTTCATTTTATCACTTTTAAACACTCCTGTTACCATTGAGAAAGAAGCGTCCAAAGGATTGCTGGGTCTCTTGGGACTGGGAGGTGGTGGCTGGAGTTCTCTGGAGGGATTCGTAATCCTTCCTGAAGTACGACAATCTATGCTCGCCATTGTGGGCTTCTACTTCGGTAGCTCACAAGTTAAATAATTTCTACTCTAAGTTTAAAGTAGCGACAGAGCCTGATACGTCAGACAACTCTTAGTTCGTAAAATATACAAGGACTGAAAGACCCACAAAACTAACGAGAGCATTCAGCTCTCACTTACTAACAAATATAGAAAAAGGAAAATACTATGGCAAATGGTGACTTCACAGGTCTCTCGCGTAGTGGTTTAATCCAAGGTGGATCTGACAATGATGCACTCTTTTTGAAAGTTTTTTCAGGTGAAATTCTTACGAGTTTCGCTGAGAACAACGTGATGAAAGATCTGCACATGATGCGCACGATTTCTTCAGGGAAATCTGCACAGTTCCCAGTCTCTGGAATTGCTACTGCTAAATATCACAACGTAGGCGAAAACATCGTCGAGTCCGACACTGGCTACTTGTCCAGCATTGGCATGAACGAGAAAATCATCACTATCGATGACGTTCTTGTTTCTTCGACATTCATCGCTAACATCGACGAGCTTAAGCAACACTATGATGTTCGCTCAATCTACGCAGGTGAGCTAGGTAAAGCACTCGCAAAACGTTTCGACATCGCTACGATGAAGACTCTCTATGCTGCTTCCCAAGCTTCTGCTAACTTGGCTAACACAAGTGCTGGTACAAGCATCACAGGTGCTGAATTAACTACCGCAGCTGGTATCATTGACGCTCTCTATGCTGTCGCTGAATCGCTCGACAAGAATGACGCTCCAGACGAAGGTCGCTTCGCTGTCTTGAGTCCTTCAACTTACTACAAGTTGCTGACTTCGGACAACGTTGCGATTAACAAGGACACTGGTACTGGCGGTAACGTCAATGCTGGTACTGTTGCTAGCGTTGCTGGCATCCGTCTCGTAAAGAGCAACCACCTTACTGACATCGCTGAATTGGGCGACGATAGTGGTGTTTCTACTGGTGATGGTTCGTCTGCCAACAATGTGTTCGAAGGTAACGGTACTGGCTACAACGGAGACTTCTCCGCTCTTAAGGCTGGTTCTGGTGCAACCCTTGAGTACGGCATCCTTGCTGGTACTAAGGAAGCTATCGGTACGGTGAAACTTCTCGATTTGGCAACCGAATCGGAATATCAGATCGAACGCCAAGGTACGCTGTTCGTTGCTAAGTATGCAATGGGTCACGGAGTTCTCCGTCCTGAGTGTGCTGTTGCAGTGAAACCTGCATAACCTCTTAACTCAGCCCTGCCCCTCTTCGGAGGGGTGGGGTTTTTTATTCCTTTAAATAGAAAGATAAATAATGCCAGACACTACCATCTCCACTACTCTCCTTGAGTCAGTAAACATCGTACTTGCTAACTTAGGTGAAGCACCAGTTAACTCTCTTTCTGGTAACGCACTCCCACAACAAGTATCGCTGGCGTTAAACACCATTGAGGAGGTTAGTACTGACATCCAGTCAAAAGGGTGGTGGTTCAACCAACAGTCTGGTGGCAACTTTGACACGACAGCCAACATTGTTATCTATCCAAGTAACTCCACTAACGATTGGAGTTCTAACATCCAGAAGAAGCTAGACGGTACATCACTATCCGTGCTTCTCGTATTGCACAGACACGTTTAATTGGCTCTGAGGAGCTACAGAAATTTAGTTACAATGAGGAGCTAGTATCGCTGGCTATCCTCCAACAAGCACAAGTACGCAACTCCAACGGTGTACTGGATTTTAATTCGTTTCCTTCTGAACTTCGTAGTTTAGGTATAGACGAAGTTATGTTCCTTCAAGGGAACGTTGAAGAGAAGATGGGCATCCTCCGACTTGGAGGAGAGCTTGCAACTGTAGCTAAGACCAAAGCTGAGACATCACTAGCTGCTGAACAAGAGCGGTTGGTTGAAAAGCAGGTCACTACAGAAGAGAAAGCAGCCGAAAAGGTCCAAGCTGAGAAAGCACTGATTGACGCTCAGGAGTTAAAGACTGACGCAGAGAAGTCTTTTGTGGATGCGCAGACTCAGACCGAAGGATACCAACAAGGTGTATTAAGCGCACAGACATCTAACCTTGGTGCTGACTCAACTTTAAAAGGTAAGCAAGGTTCTCTCGTAGACAAACAAGCTCTAGACGTAGAAGCGGACACCACACTTAAAGGTAAGCAGGGAGACTTCTTAGACTCACAGAAAACAGAGTTAGACGCCAAGACAGCTATTGACGTAGGAGCTGAGAAAGCCTTCTACGATGGTGTTGTAGCTGGCACACAGGACACCTATCGAGACTACGCTGCTGAGATGCGTATAATGGGTATTCAGGAATCTGATTTTACACAAACCCCAGCGTACAAGAAGATAGAGCTTCTGAAGGATGCTGTTAAGCTCCGTACAGTATCCGCCACAGAGACTAGCCAGAACAGCAACGAAATAGAGCAGGTAAACAAGGTGCTTCGTTTTATTGGTGAGCCTCCCGTATCCACTCTTGGCGACCATGCTTTATCTTCCGAGACTGCTCGTTTACTGAGAGACACAGACGCAGAGTTACAAGGCAGAGGTTGGTGGTTTAACACCCATAAAAATGTGGAGTTTGAACCTGATGGAGGCATCATACCTCTGGAAGACGTTGTTCTTAGTATTGAAGTTGATGGGATACCAACTCATATATCTCGTTACGGTTCTGGCTATAGATTATTTAACCGAGATGCTAATAGTACTACGTCTTGGACTTCCACCATCAAAGCAACTGTTATCTATAAAAAGAGTTTGAGCGATGTACCAACTAAATACCTTGAGTATTTAAATGTCCGTACAGCCATCTTGTTAACAGAGCTGTACCCACAGAGTGGCATAGACATCCAGCGTCTTCCTAAGATGGAGCAGGAGTTACGTGCGTACTTTAAAGACCGTCAGAACGACGAAGCTAACTATACCGTCTTTGACAATTATGATGCAGCATCAATAATCGGAATCAACCGCAACCACTCTATTATATAATGCCATTAATTAACACTGCCGTACCCAACCTTATCCAAGGTGTTTCTCAACAGCCAGACGCTACACGTTATGCTGGTCAATGTGAGGAGCAGGAGAACGCTCTTAGTTCTGTTGCGGATGGTCTAAAGAAGCGTCCTAACACAAGGCACGTAGCTAGGTTACTTGAAGAAGCTATTAGTGAAAACAGCTTCGTTCATTTTATTAACCGAGACGACAACGAGAAGTATGTTGTTATTCACGATGGCACTGACTTAAGAGTGTTCAATATACAGACTGGTGTCGAAGGCACTATAAACGGTGCTTCGGATAAAAAGTTTACTCCAGCGAGTGGGTCTTACTTAAACCTAACAAACCCAAGAGAAGATTTAAAAGCTCTTACGGTTTCTGATTCTACCTTTCTCTTAAATACTTCAAAAGTTGTTGAGAAAGCCCCTACACGCACACCTGATTTTGATAAAGAAGCTTGGGTATTTATTAAACAAGGAGCCTATAGTGCGACATATACTGTTAACATCGAAGCAAGAGAAGGTATTGTTTTAAATATAATTGAGTACGCAGGACAAGGTCAGTATGGAGACCCTTACAGTGAAAATAGGTGGATATTTAGTCTAGCCTACAGCCAAGACGGTTATACTCCAAATAGTTACCTTGCTGTAAAAAACAATTATACATCTACTCCAACTACTGTGTTTTACATTTACATTGGAGATGACGGTATAGCTGAAGGTTTATCAGCCACCAATGGAGGGGATGTTGTACAAGAATTAGAGTTTCATACAGACTATGACCCTAACGGTGACTATTTTGATGGTAGTTGGGCTGAAGAGTATTTTGCAGACCCTACTATTGATGGTGAGCCTTTGGGATTAAATGAAGAATTTAGCATCATTACACAAAAAAGTTCGGATAACAGACTAGCATCAGGATCAACAAACATCATATCTAGACTCAAAACTGAAGGTGAATCGACTTCGCGTAATATCAGTAACTATTTTGATTTCTACGACTACAAGAATGGTTTGTTGTGTATCCCTAAAACATCAGACAACATTGGTTCAAGCTACACCGCAGTAAACAACTTCGCTATACACACGTCAGACTCACTATCAGACACAGGAGCGCAAGCTCTTTACAAATCTGCTCCAGCTATCTCAGACCTACCAGTTACATGTAAGAATGGCTTCCGTCTTAAAATTATTGGTGATGCAGAGTTAGACCAAGACGACTACTATGTTGAGTTTCAAACGTCTAGTGGAGAAGAAATCGGATTGGGTGCTTGGGTTGAGGTAGCTGCTCCCCTTGACCTTGTAGAGTTAGATAAAGAAACGATGCCGATTCGGTTAATCAACACTGCGGAGAACACGTTTGAACTTGAGACTATATCTTGGGACAGAAAGAAAGCAGGAGATAGTGACACGAACCCATTCCCATCTTTTATCGATAATAAGATAAACAACATGTTTCTTTACAAGAACCGTTTAGGGTTCCTTAGTAATGATAATATTGTGTTGTCTGAGTCTGGTAACTTCTTTAACTTATTCAGAACAACTGTTCTTTCTCTTCTGGACTCCGACCCAATCGATGTTTCTGTATCATCTCGTAAAGTTACAAACCTAAAAGATGGGGTAGGCTTCCAAGAAAACCTTATACTGTTTTCTGATAACGCGCAGTTTGCTATGAAGGGTGGTGACTTACTTACACCAAAGACAGTAAGCGTGACTCCCATCACTAACTTCAACTTTGAAGATAAAGTTGACCCACTACCTTTAGGATCGTATATTTACTTTCCATTCACCAGAGGCGCGTTTACTGGTATGCGTGAATTTACTGTTAATGCAACCAGCGATACCTACGACTCTGTGGAGATCACTGAACACGTTCCTGCATACATTCCCAAAAACATCATTGATATGGCAGGTACTACATCGGAAGATATTATAGCTCTTCTGAGTGGTGAGGAGAAGGACGCTCTTTACGTCTACAATTACTTCTGGAACAATAACCAGAAGGTACTAAGTGCTTGGAGTAAGTTCAAGTTTACAGGCGATGTAAGAGGTGTTGAGTTTGTTGACTCCACTTTGTACGCTGTTGTCGTTAAAAATGGTGAGACCAATTTAGTTGAGATGCCTATGGAGTCAGGTTTAACCGATGATTCAGGGTACATTACTCACCTTGATATGCGCGTAGCTTCGACAGTCACTGGCGGTTCAGCCACAATTACGTTGCCGTACACTCCAGACGATGACTCTGTAGAGGTGTATACAACTGACGGATTAAAGCTTAGTTGTACGAACACTGGTTCAACAGTAACACTGAACCAAGCTGTTACTGCGAACACGGACGTATGGGTTGGCATCCCCTACACTATGAAGTACACCTTCTCTGAGCAGCTGTTTAAAGCTAAATCAGGAAACGGAACGAGTCCTTCAAGCGCAGCTGTCATGAAGATACGCAACGGTTCTGTGTACTTTAATAAAACAGCATACTTTAAGGTGAAGGTAACTCCTAAGTTCCGTGATACTTATGAGAATGTATTCACTCCTGATGTGGTTGGCTCTACAACAATCGGATCTCTGAACCTAGATAGTGGGTTCTACCGCTTTCCAGTTTTTACTAAACCGCAAGACACAGTCATAACCATAGAGAACGAAAGTGCCTTACCATCTAATTTCCAATCAGCAGAGTTTGAATCATTTGTTCACTCCAGATCTAACCGATATGCGTGAGGTAGTTTACCAGAAAGGCAAGCTTACCATGTGTAAGTCTGTTGAGGAAGATGTTGAAGACATCTATCCGTTCATGCGTCAGGTGGACAAGATTGAGTGTGAGTGTATGGGATTCAAACCTAAAGAAGCTCTACAAGTTGCGTTAGGTGCTGATGATGTGACCTTTACAGGTTTTGATCCGCACGGAGTTCCTTTTTGTATGTTTGGTGCTGGCTCGTTAACACCAGACAAAGGTTACATTTGGATGCTAGGCACTGATACTGTGTCTGAACATAAATACGACTTTATTAAGGCATCTCGCTTTGTCGTTAACACTTTAACAGAGCCTTATGGTTCAGTGACGAACTTCGTCCACAAAGACAATAAGTCAGCTATAGAATGGCTGAAATGGTGTGGAGCAGTTATGGGAAGAGAGCTAACTTTCTCTGACCACCCCTTTTATGAATTTACAATAACCCACAAGGAGAAAGAATAATATGTGTCCAGTAACTATTGGTACAGCTCTAGGAGCTACCGCAGCGAACGCTGCTGCTGTTGGTGCGACAGCTATATCTGCCACAATGGGAGTGACTACATCAGTCTTAAGCATCCAAGGACAGCAACAAACAGCTAAGGCACAAGCTAAAGCTCAAGCCAATCAAACCAAAGCAGAGCAACAACGTCTTCCTACAGCAACAATCTGCGGAACGGATCAACCAACGATTCCAACAGGAGCAAGTTGCGCAACAACTTCAAAAGTCTAACATCAAAGCTATGGAAGCCAGAGCGACTGCGCGTGTATCGGCTGGCGAAGCTGGCGTCTCTGGATTAAGTGTAGACGCTCTTACGAACGACCTGACACGCAAACAAGCGGTTTATAACTTTGGTCTACAACGTCAGCTTGAGCAGTCCAACGTTGCGACAGACTTACGTATGCAAGACAACGTTCTTGGTTCACAACAACGTATCCTCTCTATCAACCAACCTATTGAGCAACCTAACTACCTTGAAGGATTAATGAAGGGCGCAACTACAGGTCTCAATACGTACTCAACTCTCAGTTCTATCGAATCATAATGGCTAGAAAACAAACCTTAAAATCTCTACTAGGTGGAAGTGACTCTCGTGTTGAGGTAGATTTAAACCTAGACGAGCAGGTCTTCCAAGCACCTACAGTACGTGCTGGTAACTATTCGGTAGCTGCGCCTGTGTACGCTAAGACAAACGCCCTGAGCCAGCTCTCAGATGCGTTACAGCAGTACTCTGGTCCAATCCTCCGTAACTACGCTAACATTAAACAGCAGCAGTCCATCGCTATGGCAGATGCTGCGGAGTTATTAACGGATGAGCAGCTTCAACAATTAAACGGTGGAGACCTGTCAGGGCTAAAGGACTCTATTAATGAGACTGAAGGTAAGTTTGATGACGCACAACGTAAGAAGTTAATCAGCTTTGCTGAGAACCCTAACAATTACTCACGAGCCTACAAGCGTGTAGGACAACGTGTGGCTGGTTTGTTCACTGAAGACTTCATGGCTAACATGGAGAAGTACGCAGAGGATGAAAACTTTAACTTTCAGAACAAAGCGGATGAGTTAGCCGAGCAGTATAACCTTCAAGGACTTGGTGCGGAGACGTTCTACAAGGAACTCAATGACATTCACCAATCAACTAAGGCTAAATTTGGGCAGCTAAAGAACGAAGGCAATGGAGCGTAATGATGCTGCGGACATCGTTAACGTAAGTTCTTTACAAATTAAGACCCAAACATTTAATGCGGAAAAACTGAGTGAGTCTCTAGCTGGTAAGACTCTCGAACAACAAGAGAATATATATTCACAAATTATTAAACAAGCTGTTGATGAAAGCCCACAACAAGCTGAACGTTTGTTGGAGGATTATCGAGAAGGAAACTTTGGTTTAGGTAATGGTGCTGTTCGTCCTGAGTTTGTCGATGAGCTTGAAAATGTAATTGCTAATGAAGAGACGCGCATCCAGCAAATTGCAAACATTGAAGAAACCAAACGTAATGAATCCGTTGAGTCATTCTTGAACGGATACTCGAACGCATTCACACTTAAAACTGACATACCAGCATCTACAGATTTATTTATTAATGATGGGATGACTATTTCGGTAGACACATCAGAAGCTAAGACTATGGCTGATGTGGCTAAGTCTGTTGCAGCAGCTGTTACAGAGATTCCAGAAAACGACCGAACCGTTTCTCAAACTGTTCGTAATAATCTTGTCGCTAAGTTTGCTGGTTACGTTGAAGTTGAAAAGACAAAGGTTCTTGATTTCCGTACGGCAGCTGGCACAGGTAGTGTAGCTTCCAGTCTGTCTAGGCTGTACTCGATAAATGATTCACAGAACAATAACATCTACGATTTGTCAGACCCTAATCAAATTACCAACAAGGTAATGGAAGACATGTCTGAGATTAATCAGATCGTTGATGAAATATTCACTAACCCTGAGTTAGACATCATCCAGAAGAACGAACAAGCTAAAGCATCTGTTGCTAAGTTTGTTGCTGAGAAGTCAATGACTCACGACCAGTTCGTTAAAGACAAAGAAGACTCTATCTTACGACTAGAACAGGAAAAGGTATCAGGAGGCGACCAACAACGTTTTCTTCTACAAGACTTATATGCGTTGAAAAGTGAGGATGCATCATCTGTAGAGTTAGCTGCGGATCGTCAAGACGACATAAACACCATACGTAGGTTTGATGAAGAAACTGATCGTATGCGTAACGAAATCTTTGACAGGGAGATGACTGACGAAGAGATCGCGTCAGGGATGACCAGTGAACAATTTTATCAAGCAAAGATTAAAGAGGCTAAGAAACTAAACGAAGATCGACGCGCCTTATTACAAGCCGATTATGTTGCTGATAATAAGATTGATGGGCGTACGAGCGAAGAGCAACAACCTGAGAACGTCCTGTCAGGACAGAAAGATAAGAGTGCGGACACTGAAGTTGCTAATGTAACTTTAGGTAACATTGCTGGAATGGTTGATTCTTCCCAACGAAAGAAGAACAAGTCAAAACTTGAACTGGCAGCGATGAAACGTAACAGGTTTCTTAACGACCTTAATAGTTCAAAAGACCCTTGGGGTACGGTCGATCGTTCCGAAGTCACTAAACACGAGCATAACTTAGCTTCTGTTTTAAGATGGCAGAGCGGTGAGTTTGATAATAGTTTTAATTTTAGATCACAACAAGAAGTACCTATTTCTGAAAAACAGAAAGAAAAGCTTGATGAAAAATACACACAACAAGCTGCTGATTATTTATATGGTGAGACACTTAAACGTGCTTCGGAAACTGGAGATACTCCAATCACGATTAATGAACTTGAGCTAGGAACTATTAATGGTGTACGATTCAACCCAACAGGGATTGATCAATCATCTCATGTTATTCTTCCGTACGACCTAGTTAACAAATCATTCACTGATCCTGATAATCTGACAGTACAAGAAGAAGCGATGGTAAGAGACTATGCCTCATCCCTTTATGATACTTCCAGCATGGATGATGCAGGAATGGACGAGATAGTACAAGCAATGGTCACTTACCAAGTTAACGCATACTCACTGATTGGGTTCGCATTTTCAAAAAACCGATAAAGAAACATTATGGCATTTGGATTAAATACTGACGAAATACTGAACAACCTCAACGATGGTAACAACGAAGAGCTGCTACAAAACAAAAAGGATGCCAGCTTATTGAAGGACATCGCAGCCGCTCCGTTCAGAGGTATTGAAGGGGCTGTCCAAGGTGCGTACCAATTAGCTGACTGGGCTACGTTTGATTACCTCCCTGACTACGACAATCGTTTTCTAGGGCGGTCGGAGACTATTGCTGGTTCTCTTGTTGAAGGTATTACTCAGTTCGTCGTTCCGTACGGTGCTATTTCCAAAGGGGTAAGTGCAGCAGGTAAAGCAACTAAGTTTGCCAAGCCTTTCATGAAGACCAACAAGAAAGGTAAAGAAGTCCTAAATTGGAAAGGCGTTTTGGCTTCTGAAGCAGCTACAGACTTTGTAGCGTTCGATGCGCAGGAAGAACGTCTCTCTAATCTAGTACAAGCTTTCCCCTCACTGTCTAATCCTATTACTGAGTACCTAGCAGCTGAAGAGGATGATGGTGAACTTGAAGGACGTTTTAAGAACGCTCTGGAAGGTATGGGCATCACAGGAGTTGTAGCTGGCTCGTTTGGTTTAGCTCTGAAGGCTCACAAGAAGATGAAGACCAAGCCAGAAGAAGCCAAGAAGATTGGTGAAAGCATGGACTTCAAGCAGATTCGTACAGTGCCTGTAGAGGATTACAGCCCTGCTGTTAAAGCTTCTAAGAGTGTGTTCACTAAGTCCAAGAAGATTAAAGAGGGAGGTATCATGGCGCACCAGATGCGCAAAGAGTTTGATGCCTACGGAGAAAAAGGTACAGGCGAAGAGCTTCGTTGGATGGGATTTGACGATTGGTTAAAGGAGAAAGGAACCAATCGTGTTACACAGAAAGAGGTTGATACGTTTCTAGAAGAGAAGCAGTTCAATTTCTCATTAAAGGAAAGAACAGGAACAGACACAAACCGTGTATATGAAGACTTTAAACAGGACGGTGGTGATAACTATCGTGAGTTTATTTTAGAGACAAACGATGACGCTGTTCGACTAGCTTCTGAAAATGTAGACCAACACTTCAACGACAAAACTCTGCTTCACTACCGAACAACAGACCGTACAGATGATGTAGATGGCTCAAGGGTTCTTTACGTAGAAGAGTTACAATCAGACATCATACAAAAGAACAGAGGCAACGACTTCACTGAAGGTAAACAAATCCCTCTTGAAGACAGTTACATATCAGCAGCTATGCGTATGATTATGCAGTTAGCGTCTAAGGAAGGGTATGACAAAGTAAGCTGGGCAACGCCTCAACAGATAGCAGATCTCTATGACTCAGCCGTTGATAACATTAAACTAAACTCTGTTAATGATGACGGAGTTCGTTCTTTTGATATTACTAAAAACGGAAGGACTGAAACTAAAGTAGCAAAGAACGATGATGAAGTTGTAGCTATCTTCGGTAAGAAAGCAGCGGATGAATTAACATCACGATTGGTTAAAGAAGGAGATGAGACTGGCGAGTATACTGTCAAACAAGACTCCAAGAGCTTCAATCAATACAAAGATAAGATGGTGTCTGCCGTTAACAAGGTAGCTAAACCTTTTGGTGGTAAGGTTGAAATGTCTAAAACAGACAGGACAAAAGAGGCGACGTCCCTTGGGGAAAAGTATCAGGTTGCCATGAAAGAGTTAGAAGACATAAGCGGTAATGATTCGTATCAACTTATGTCCGACTTTCAGCAGTCGGATTTAATAGATAAATGGAAGGAATCATCTGTTCGTCGAAGCGGTCAAAATGTTCCAGCCGAGAAAGCTTTTATACAAGACTTTGAATTTGAATTAAACAGGTTTGGATTAGACGAAGATGAACTTGAGGGTCTTGAAAGATTAGAAAGTTTTGATGAGTTATTTGATGCTGCTGGTGACTCTATTAATCCTGATATTATAGACCTTTTCAAAGAAACTTTAGATGATCACTTTAGGAAATATAATCCAGAAGTGCCGACTGAATACTTCGATGCCGCCCAACCTTCTTTCTCAATTAACCTTAATGAAGGTATGAAGAAGTCCGTAGAAGAAATACGGTTGTGGGGACTCAAGACTGGTGACGAAGCAAAGAATAGTGGAGAGATTAAGGATTCAGCACTAGAGCAAGTGCTACAACTTCCTGCACTTCGTTATTTAAATGACAAAGAAGTTATAGGCATGGAGCGAGATTTTTCTGGCAACATTGTTGGAGAGACAAACGCTAAGTTTGCGCTTGAGCGTTTTGCTGAGAATGGATCAACACCTCAAGTTAAAAAAGTAGCAGCTGGTCTTTTAGAAATTTTAGGAAAAGACAATGAGTTTCTTGAAACAACTGTTCGTACTATCATAGAAGACTCCGACTCCTTTGGTTCGTTTGGATTTCAGGGTAATAAACAGACTGTTGATCTGTACTCAAACCGAACACAGATTGCGGATGGAAAGATGGCAAGAGATGCTGTGTTCACGGAAGCAACACTGCTCCATGAAATTACTCATGCAGCTCAGGTTCGTTTTATCCCACCAGAAATATCTACAATTAGCACTCTTAAAGGCGCAGACTACTTAGCAAAGGTTGATGAACTTATTGCTAGTGCTGACACAGCTCCACCACTCAAGCGTTTAATGGAGAGCTACAAGACAGCTCTTGATAACGCTCCTGAAGAGTTCAAGGGAATCATGGGGAGCTTGAATGATGCAACAGGATTCTTAGATGACGCAGGTATGCGTTCTCGTGTTGGAGAGTGGTACGGTCTTAGTAACGTAGATGAGTTCTTAGCTGAAGCGATGAGCAACACTAAGTTCCAGAATTATCTAAAAAGTGTTAAGACTGGTAACACAAGTCTATGGGATAACATCATTCAGGTCTTGAAAGACTTTCTTGGTGTTGACGCTAAGGGAACTTTGTTAGGAGACACTGTATCAAACTTTGCTGACCTAGTTAGTAAGCAAAACAGAAAGTATTCTGTAGAGAGTTACAAGACGCCGTACGTCAATCCTATCAGGTCAAGAGGCGCACGGATGAACGAGAATCGTTTCTTCCAGAAGTCAGGCGAAAATAAAGCAGGCATCACTGTAGAAAACAGAGGTGGTCAAGTTGCTGTTGAAGGAACAGTCAAGGCTATTAGTGAAGTTGAAACAGCATACGACCTTGGTGAAGTATTAGCGAAGGCTGAGACTTCTGTTCTCGAAGAAATGGAAAGAACAGGAAGCATTGGCTTCTACGAAGACGGTAAGCTCCAAGGTTCCGATGGACTGAAGGGCGGAGGTATTGTTCAAGCTGTTGAGCAAGCTCGTCGTATGGCTGAGATGTCTGGTCAGAAGATTGACATTGTTGAGTCGGAAGTCCGAGCAGCAGGTAAAGACGCAGCAGCGTTGCGCAGAATTGCAGCGCGTATGTACACAGTAGAGTCTATTGCCGTGCAGCAAGGTTCGGACATCGTCGCTAAAGCTAAGAAGATTGCTGCGCAAAGTGCTGAGGCTACAGATGCCGACCGAGCGGAACTGATGGGTGACATCCAGAAGATGTTGAACTTAGTTGCTGCTGGCTCAAACCTTCGTAGAGGATTTGGTCAAGGTCTACAGTCAACGCAGTTTGCACGTACTAAACTAAGTCTATCGTCAGCAGAGAGACGTTCCCAAGAAATTGTTAACCAGTATATGGCTAGCAACAAGGGAGAGAAGAACAACTTCGATGCTCTTATCAACCGAATAATCCTTGCTGGTGGAGACCCCAAGAACATGTCCGCTAAGGATATGATTGATCAGATGCTGGGTGTTGTTAAAGCAGGACGTGCTTCTGAAGGTGGTAAGTTTATGGAGATGGCGCAGAACTGGTTCATCAACTCGCTACTGTCTGGTCCAAGAACTATGATGAAGAATGGTATTGGTAATATGATTACCCAGACTCTTCTTCAGACCGAGCTTGCTGTTGGCGGTCTGACAGTGGACCCATCCATCACACGTATGGTGTTGAAAGAGATGGCAACGTTTGAATCGTTCCGTGAATCGATGAAGTACTTCTTAGATGTGTATGCACTGAAAGACCAGCTGCTAGACATTGGACGTAACCCTCTGGAGAATACAGCAAACACAGGTATTCCAAAGTACTTTGATAACGCTGCTCCTGAAGAAACAATCAAACAGTCCATGAACTGGTTCAGTGAGAATGTCGTTAACGTTCCAGCTAAGACCCTCATGGCGATGGACGAAGTGTTCAAACAATCCGTATTCCGTCAGAACGCTAAGATGGAATGGACCTTGAAGGGAATGAAGTTGGGAATCAAAGACCCTGACGCTCTATCTGAGTATGTCATGAGAGGTATGGACGCTGTCCTTGTTGATGGCGAACGTGCGTTCTCCGATGCTGGTGTGATGAAGTTTGCGCAAGCAACGGTCAAGAAAATGGACGACGAACTTGTAGCTTCTGGTAAGAAGCCTATGACCCCTCAAAAGAGAGGCGCAGAAGTTAATCGTATCATCAGCGAAGAAACACAGAAACGTGCAGACATGCTTAAGTCATACGAAGAAGGTGGTCTTGGATTAGAGAACATCTCTGACATTGACAACGTAGCAGCTCGCTCGCTGGAGCAAGCACGGTACGCAACGTTCACTAACGATGCAGGTGCGTTCGCTGACTTGGCGCAAGCTATGACGCAGAAAGTACCACCACTACGTCTGATCTTCCCGTTCATTCCGTACTCCAGTAAACATTCTGAAGTTCTCGTTTGATCGCGCATCAGGTGGTATGATGGATGCAGGTCGCAGTGCGCTAGCTCGTATGCCAGACATGCCAATGCTAAAACGTACTCAAGAAGAACTGCGTATGAAGCTGAACTCTCGTGACCCTATTGAGGTGGCACGAACAAGAGGTAAGATTGCTACAGCTGTAATGATTAACAGTACGTTGATGTACATGATCATGACCAACCGTGATTTCATTACAGGTGGTGGACCAAAGGATATTGCACAGCGCAAGACTCTGGAGGAAACAGGGTGGCAGAAGTACTCCCTTAAGTTTGGAAACCAGTATGCAAGCTTTGCTGGTCTTGACCCACTAGGTACACACTTCGGTGTTCTCGTAGATATTGTTGAGCAGTTCGACGAACAAGGAAGCCACAACACTACGTTGGCAGAACAAATGTTTGCAGCAGCTTCAATCTCGCTGTCGCGTAACGTAACAGAGAAGTCTTACTTGGCAGGTCTTAAGTTCCTGACAGACGCTATCTCTGAGCCTGACCGTAAGATGGAACGAGCAGTCCGAAACATTGCTGGTGGATTTGTTCCTAATGTTCTGTACCAAAGTCAATCCGTGATGGGTGACACTACCGCACGAGAAGTTCGTAGCCTAAGTGATGCGTTCATGAAGAAGCTTCCTTTTGGTAACGACAACCTTGATCCGAAACGTAACATCCTTGGTGAGCCTATCATTATGGAGCAGTTCAAGTTTGTTGGTCCGTTCAATCCTTCAGCAATGTCAACACGAGATGGTGACGTAGTGTTTGAAGAGTTGGCAGCACTTGATCACGGCTTTACGCAGACAAGCACTATGCTTGACCGCAGTATCGACATGACCGAGTTTGTTAACGATAAAGGACAGACCGCTTATGACAGACGCTTAGAACTGCTCAGTAACACAAAGATTAGAGGTAAGACACTCCGCCAAGAACTTGAAAAGCTAATAAATAGCTCACGTTACCAACGACTGTCTCCACTTACTGATGGAGCGTTGAAGAGTCCTAGAGTTGCTTTAATCAACCGAGTACTGAGTAAGTATCGCTCTCGTTCTCTTAGTTTGATGATGGAAGAATTTCCTGAAATCGAAAACGAGTACAAGCGTATGCGCTCAATTAACAAACAAGCAAAGAGAGGTGCTTCAACCGAAGCATTACAAGCACTTCTAGACGCATAATATATTAACCCCCCTAACCAATAGTGAGATGCCCTTGTCATACCAATCCGAATTAAATCCAAGCTCGACTACCTTTACAGTAGGTTTTGAGTTTATATCAACAGCAGACATTAAGGCTGTTGGAAAACTTAACTCAGCTAGTACATGGACTGAGCTGGACGTAACCAACATATCCACCACCAACGGAACAACCACCTGTACTGTAGCTGATGCTACAAATTACAGTTCTAATGGTGAGGTGCGGATCTACCGTTCATCCCCCACCAGTGCTTTGGTAGACTTCCAGAACGGCTCTCGTTTATCGGAGAGTGACTTGGACACAGCTTACAGACAAGGCTTGTTTGCAGCGCAAGAAGTTCGTGAGAACGCAACAGAGGCTATTGCTGGTATTGGTCCACAAGGTCCGCAAGGTGCAACTGGTCCAGCAGGTGTTGATGGGCAGGATGGTGCTGATGGAACTGACGGTGTTGATGCAAGTAACAGTCCAGCTTTTCATGCTTACTCTACTACGACCACATCTGTTGCCAACGCCGTAGACACAGTCTTAAAAATAAACACAGAGTCCTACGATACTGGTAATTGTTTTAATACAGGCAATCACAGATTCACGCCAAATGTCGCTGGTCGATACCATATCTATATGTCAGCAAAATATGGTAACTCAAATGATTTTGACCATTTACGAGTTAAGATAAGAAAAAATGGAACAACTCAAATTGCCATCGCTAGTACAAGACAAGAAGGGCAGACTTGTTTAAATTGTGCAACAGTTTGTTACATGAATGGCACTACAGATTATTTAGAAGCGTGCGCTTATCAAGCCTCTGGTTCAACAGAAAATTTTAGCTCAGGTTACGAAGGAACATTTTTTGGAGCTTATAGGTTGCTCGTATAATACCATGAACAACGATAGCCATCTTACACCTGCTGTAGCCATCGCTGGACTACTAGGCACAATAACTCTTGAACATGTAAATACGTTTGTTGCAATTATACTTGGACTTGTTTCACTTGCGTATGTCAGTGTTAAACTATGGAAGGAGATAAAAGATGACGAAGACGACAAATAAGGAACTGCTGGATGAGTTGATGGCTCTGACAATCGAAGAGCTACTGACCGTGATTAAGTCTGGTGAATCAAGCCCAGCAATTCTTAACGTAGCTAGGCAGCTACTTAAAGACAATCAAGTCACTGCCTCCATTAAGGAAGACAGCCCTATGCAAAACTTAGTTGAGGTGCTGCCGTTCCGTGAAGATGATGAGCCAATCGCTGCCACAAATACCTAACGAGTTAAAAGACTTTAGAAATTTCCTGTATTTTATCTGGCACTCACTTGAACAAATCAAGCGTGACCCAACAGAGATACAGTACGATATTGCTGACTTCATGCAGAACGGTCCCAAGCGTGCTGTTGTGCAGGGATTTAGAGGAGTTGGTAAGTCTTGGATCTGTTCTGCGTTCGTAGTACACCAGCTATTCCTAGACCCAACAAAGAACATCCTTGTGGTGTCAGCGTCCAAGACACGCTCTGACGACTTCTCTACGTTTACGCTGCGACTTATTCATGACATCCCTATTCTAAGTTTCTTGAAGCCCAGTGCTGACCAACGCTTCTCTAAGGTGTCGTTTGATGTTGGACCCTCTGGAGCCTCTCACGCACCCTCTGTTAAGTCTTTAGGTATTACGTCCCAGCTGACTGGGTCTCGTGCTGACATTATTATTGCGGATGACGTTGAAGTAGCGAACAACTCAGCTACGCAGCAGATGCGCGATAAGCTGTCCGAACAGATAAAAGAATTTGATGCTATCATTAAGCCCAACGAAGATTCTAGAATTATTGTTCTAGGTACTCCGCAATGTGAAGATAGCCTGTACACTAAGTTACAAGAAAGAGGTTTTACTACACGAGTATGGTCAGCGGAAAAGGTAGCTACTAAGAAAGCCCTTAACACCTATGGAGATACCTTGTCTCCCCTCTGTATAGATGACGAAACTGAAGGAGAAACTGCCGAACCTACGCGATTTACTGACTTTGATCTGCAAGAGCGAAAAATATCTTATGGATCTGCTGGTTATGCGATGCAGTTCATGCTTAACCCCAACCTTGCTGACCTTGATCGCTACCCTCTTAAGCTTGGTAACTTGGTTGTGCAAGATGTTGACCCAGACGTTGCACCAGAAAAAATAGTTTGGGCGCAGACGCCAGAGCTTGAATGGGATAGACTTCCAAACGTAGGGATGAGAGGCGACCGCTTCTACAGACCTATGAAGATTCTAGGTGACATGATACCTTACACTGGGTCTGTTATGTCTATCGACCCATCTGGTAGAGGTAAGGACGAGACTGGTTACGCTGTTGTAAAGATGTGTAACGGTACGCTGTACGTTCCTGAAGCTGGTGGTCTTAAAGGTGGATATGAGGAGCCTACCTTACTTGAACTAGTCCGTATAGCTAAGAGGAACAAGGTTAACGCTGTTATCACTGAGTCCAACTTCGGTGATGGTATGTTCAACCAACTTATAACGCCCATATTTAGCCGAGAATACCCAGTCACTCTTGAAGAGGTACGACACCATCAACAGAAAGAGAAACGGATCATAGACACCCTTGAGCCTCTCCTAGCAGCCCATAGACTGGTGATAGCACCCTCTGTTATTGAGAACGACTACAAAACTGCTCAAGGATACCCAGCAGAACAACAACTCAGGTACATGATGATGTACCAACTGACACGTCTAACAAGACTTAGAGGTGCTTTAAGAAACGACGATAGAATTGATGCTCTCTCCATCGCCTGTAATTATTGGGTAGAACAAATGGCTCAAGATGCAGATAACAAGATGAAGGAACGAAGAGACGACCTAGCATCAAAAGAACTCGATAAATTCATGGATACCTACTATAAGAGAACAACTAGACCAAGCACCTCTTGGATGTGACCTATATATATATATATTATATAATTCTAGAACTGCTCTAGAGCCATCCTAGCTTGGGAGGTCTTGTTATCTCAGTGCTAGCACCATTCCGTATTAGTTAATAATAATTATATAAGCAACTTTAACCCTGTCAAGCCAATATGTCGGATAATCCTCTAGAACAGATTCAAGGTATTGCTGGGGAACACTTTGAGAATTATGTCGTTATAGTCGTTCATCCAGAACATCACGAGCTTGAGTACGTCTACGACAACGTCTTCGCCTGTAAAGGGATGCTGGATGTCGTTAAAGAGCAACTGAACCAGACTGAGCTAGTAGATGCTGCTGAGATAGACTGGGAAGATGCTTGGAACGAAGAGATGGATGACGAAGATAGCGACTTTTGACTTGAGTATTTTAGGTAATGTATTAAATATTACCTGCACTGTATTTCAACGTGTGTGTGTTGTTAACATGTGTGCCCTCTCCTTGTGATGTAAAAGTCCTTGGAGGGGGTTTTTGTTTTTGTTGGAAATTTCTGAGAGGGTTTATATACGTGTTGCTTACCCCAAAACCCCCATACTACCCTAAAGGGTAGAGATTGGCACAGAAACCGTCACAATCTAGTCGTAAGACTAGTGTTCATCAGCTATTGCAACGGATTATAAATCCGATACTGCTGCCAAATGCGCAAGGAAGACGTGTTTGGAGAGTTCGGCTCAAACCATTCGTTCTTTTGTGAACAGATGTTTTTTGACTTAGAGCATAGCTCTAGACACTGCTCTCACATAAGACTTTTAAAGTCTTGAGGCAAGCCTGCGTCTGTGTCGTTCTGCGATCGTATAATGCCTACCGAATGTGATCGCGCACGAGCTGAGACCGATCCAAAACTTTTTTCGTCTTTTCGTATGGTATCCTATGCATAATGCGCACGATACGGCGTTGAAAAAAGTCCTGATTGCACGAGCCGACTTGACAAGGTTGTTATAATGAAAGCGGCAAATCACTCCGATCACTGCCAAGCCAAGCAAGGCACAACACACAATCCAATCATACACAATTATGCATAACGACAATCAAATCGACGCTAACGGCGGTTCTTACTACGTAGTCTCAGCTTTTGGGTGGGCAGCAGATAAGAACCCTTTCAGAGCTTTCATGAAGCTTGCAGAGGACGGCTCAATCACAGGTAGCTTTCCTAAAGCTAAAGACCGCAAAGCTAACGGTGAACTCTGTAAGAGAGCTGACACTGCGATATTCGTTTACTACGTAGCCGACGATTCCAAGGTGAAGGGGTTTAATTGGTTTAGACCAATTGATGAAAACAACAAGCCTCTAGGCACTCTTGTCTACGGTGGCGACGATAACTGCGAATTGGTAGCACGGTTATTAAGCCAAGACTAAGGCTCACCTAGTCTACGCAGATCATCTTTGACAAAAGTAAAGCAAAAACTCGCTATGCCAAAAACCACACTCAAATCCATCGAAGCTACCGTAGGTACTTTATCCGCTCCATCTAAGATGCCATGTCACGGCTTTAGCTTACCAGCTAAGGACTGTAAGGTTGGCTCTAAGCTACGCTTGTCTGAAAAGTCCACTTGTGCTGACTGCTATGCTCTAAGGGCAGATATGTTTTCCCTAACGTTCAAAATGCTCTAGAGAGCAGACTCGACAAGCTCAAGTCTATGACTACAGACAAGTGGG